TACGATCATTTTTTTCTCCTTGATTGGCGGGGCGCTGAGGCCCCGCCTTTGTCCAGTGTGCGGGAGGAACCGCATGGCTCCCGCCCTTAACTACGGGAGGGTAATTCTACACGTTGGGATACGGTCACTCATATGCTTTTTCCCAACCAGGAAGAAATTGACAAAACACTCTGGGCCGCCCCCGTGCGTCACGGCCACATCTTCATAGTCCACAAACTTGTTGACATGGCGGCTGAGGAACCTGATAAGCCCGCGGCGGTTGAACTCTTTCCCGTGCACTGCCACGGAGAACTTGTCCGGGCATCCGTAGATGATTACGCGATACATATTTTTTCTCCTTGAGGGGGCCGGGCAATCTCTTCTCGTTACTGCTCCGGCCCCCCGTTCCCTAACGCGGCTTTCGGCGTACCGCGCCCCCGCTCCGGCCACTCCGGGGCGGGAAATTTAATCTGTCGCGGCAATGAAGAGCATGCCGCTAGTGACCATTACGCAGGCCACCCACGCCACGGCGGCAAAGGTTGTGGTGATTATCTCGATGATGCGCTCGCGGCGGGTGCGGCGGGCCCTCTCGGCCATCTGCCATGCAAAAGCCTTGCGGCCTTCGCGGACTGTCCTGCTCTCAATGGAAGAGAGAAGGGCTGAGGCGTCCTGAAAACGGTCATATGCGGTGTACATTTTTGTGTTCCTCGACTTAGCCGACCGTGATTATGTTATTGGCTGAAAAACGGTATTCGGCAGCATGGGCCTTGTCGGTCACAACAGCGTCGATGCCGTCGAAGATCGCCTGGGATACGGCATGAGAGATAGCGGCTGAACTTATGGGGATGACGCTCTTCTCGGCGTCCCATTTTACGTAGTCGCAGATCCTGGCTGCGAAATTGTTCAGGACAGTCTCGTCGACGATCTCATCGTTTTGGTGCTCCTTCCGGAAGGCCTTGGCGGCATCGTCCGGGAGGGCGTAGGAAAGCATGTAACGCATGGGCGATTTACCTCTTATTTGTTCGTTGATTTCTTTTTATTAAAATTTAAATAAATAAGCAAGAAAAAATTAAAATTTTGATAATTCGGGCACAAAAAAAAGGCCGACGCTAGGCCGGCCCAAAGTTTTGACGAAAAGCCTAAGGCTTATTTTGGACGCCCATCATAAAAATCCTGCAGGGCTCCGTCCCATACGCTCGTCGCTGATCCCTGCGTCGTTAAGCACATCATCTCCATCTGGCCAAGCATACGATTTGCGGTTTCTCTTATCGCAGGGGGAAAGACTTCATCGTTCTCGCAAAAATAATCAGGATGGTTCTCAACGAGGTATTCAATGCGAAAACTTTCTAGTTGATCATCTGCACGAGAATCATCATGGAATATTGTCGAATCATTAATAAGGCTATTGTGGAGTTTTTCTTCTTTATTTCTTAAATAGTTTCTTCCAAAAATGATATATTCAAAATAGCTTTTTGCGTCATTTACAAAGTAAGAATCGATATACGGCATTTTGTATTTATTTAATGTATTTATTATTTTCTTTTTATAAATTTTCCACCAATAAAAATGACGCAGTAATTCTACAATAATTGCATTAGTTATTACATATGAAAACACTATTTCTATAGAAAACAGAAGTATATGATATGCATCATCTGTGTGCGGCAAAATTCTAAAGTAGCTAAAGCAAAAAGAGACCAATAATATACTAAATACTGGACCTAATAATATGCTGGCCAATAATCTTAGTGACGAAAACTTAGGCATAAACACATCCTTTGCGTAAGCTCACACCGTCTGCAACACCCACACGACCTGCCCGAGAACTGTTTTCTCCTGCTCGGCTGGATTGACCCGGACGGGCTTGTATTTCGGATTATCCGAGCACAGCAGAAGGTCCCCGTCTTCAGACAGTTTCAGTCGCTTCACGACCCGGCCAAAATACGGAATGGACACCAAATAAATTCCACCCTCTGTGACATCCTCGGAGAGCGGTGCAATGCCAACGATCGCCCCGTCCTTAATCGTCGGCTCCATCGAATTCCCCCGGACAGTCAAAGCCACCATATCATTTCTGTAAAACTGGGGAAGAATTCGGATGACGGTGTCAGCTGTACCGTACAGCTCCTGCGGAGCCCCTGCTCCAGTCTCACCCATAAGGGGAACGGCCGGCAGGGTGTCCTTTGCGCTGTAGATGTTCTTTTCTCCTCCAGGCCCATAAAAATTTTCAACGCCGAGAGCGTCGACAATAGCACCAACATTGTCCAGGGACGGCGATTTGGTTGTTCCGTTGATTATCTGGCTGAGTGAGCTCTGACGGATGCCGGCCTGCTCGGCGAAAGCTGACTGCCACCCACGTTCCTGACTCCGCTGCTTTAGAAGTTGGAAAAATCGGTCTTTGAATTTCATTTTGGCCTCCATCCTTGCTTATACATATTTAGATAATCGGCGCAAATTTGAATTCAAATATACCTTGCATAAATATCGGAATTTTAATATTTAAAAATCCATGGATGAAAAAACGCTAAGAGAAGCTCTTCGGGTGATGCTCGACAGTGGAGCCACTCAGCAGGAAATCGCCGACAAGGCCGGGCTATCCCAGAACTGCATCAGCCGGTTCCTGCACGGCACTAACGACATCTCGCTCTCGAGGGGTTTGAGATTAATGAAAGTTGTCTTGGAAGAACAAACGAAAAGTGTGGAGCCTCCGCCCAAGGAGGACTGCGATGCCCAGTGACTACTACGGCGAAGCGCGCGTCAACTTCGACTGGGACTATCTCGCGCCGCTCTCCATCTACGAGCGGGGTTCGTCATTACAGCGGTGGCCGCCCTGAACGGGGAGGACGCCATGCCGAGACTCACTGACGGAGCGGTGGAGGCTCTCGGGAAGATGTGTCCGGAATGGGATTTTTCGCCATATGTGGATAAGGGGAGGGTACAGTGAAGCAATGGTTCAAGCTGACGGACACGACCGTCATGAGCCTCAAGTGGCAGCGCATGGCCCGCAAGCTGGGTGTGTCTCCGGCCGTCGTGAGCTTCGTCTATGTGGCGGCCATGTCGAGCGCATCCCAGTGCAATGACAGGGGAAGTCTGCAGGACTTCGACCCGGAAGACGTAGACTTCTTCGGCGACTTCGACTCGGGGACGACAGCCCGAGTCATGGCGGCACTGGAAGAGGCCGGTTTCATCGATGATGGCCGGATTGCAGGCTGGGAGGAGAGTCAGAGCCGCCCTTCTCAGGAAGAAGCGGACAGGGCCCGTCTTCAGGCTGCGGAGCGTAAGCGCCGTCAGAGAGCGAGGGAGCAGAAAGAGGATGACGCGGAGGAGGCTGCTGTCACGCCCGTGTCCCACGATGTCACGCCTTGTCACGCTGTGTCCCACGATGTCACGCATACAGATCAGATCAGATCAGAACAGATCAGAGCAGAAGATCTAAAACACACCCCCCTTACCCCCCAGGGGGAAACGGGTGTGGGTGTGAGTACACCTGCACAGATATCTTCTCCACTAGAGGCAAGAGAGACACCTAGGCCTGACCAAGAGCCAAAGCCTGACCCCAAGCCTAAGCCAGAGCCCCCAGCCGAGGATACACCGCAGGCCCCTGATACGTCCACGGCTCCACAGGTGGATACCACTCACGGGAATCCGGCATGGAAGGAGTTCTGCTACGTCTTCTCCCTGTGGCCGGTACAGCAGGGAAAAGAGAAGGCGTGGAGGGAGTACGCCTACCTCAGGGCAAGGCATCTCGTGCCAGAGTCCTACGCCCTTGCGGAAGTCATAGACCGCTTCAAGGCGGAGGACCGACGATGGAAGCGCGGCTACGTCCCCATGATGGCCAACTGGCTCCACGACCGGAGATGGGACGACGTGCCGGAGAAGGCACCGGCGAAGAGCTACGCCCCCGATGAGAACGGGCGCCAAATGTACGTGGATGAAGCAGATCAGCACTACACCAGCACGGATATGATGGACATTTCCACGGTGCTGTAGGGGAGAAAAACTATGACTGACAATTTTGCAAAGATGCGCGCTATCGACCAGCGCGAAGACGTCTGCCAGAAGCATGGCAGGTATACGGCTTACAGGCTCCCGAACTACCAGCGTGAGATCTGGACCCTCTGTCCCCTCTGTGAGGCGGAGAAGAGAGAAGCATCCCTGCGTCTCGATGCAGTCAGGGCAAGAGCGGAAATCGTCCGGTACCAGATGGAACAGCTCGCCGGGCAGGCGGCTATCCCCAAGCGCTTCGCTGACCGCACGCTCCAGTCTTTCCGGACCGACACACCCGGCCAGAAAATGGCCCTCGAAGGTTGCCGGGCCTATGTCGGCACCGAGTGGGACAAAGTATCTTCCTCCGGCCGATGTCTCTGCATTACAGGACGCCCCGGTACAGGGAAAACGCACCTCGCCGTGGGCATGATCCGCGAAATTCTTAACCGCGGCCTTCCGGCTGTCTACACCACCGTGTCTGACGTCTTCCGCCGCATCAAGGAGAGCTACACCACCGCGGGGCTGACGGAGAGAGAAGCCATTCTGGCATTCGCGAAGCCGGCGCTTCTTGTGATTGACGAGGTTGGCAGGCAGTACGGCACGCAGGCTGAAAGGGCGATGCTCTTCGAGGTGATCAACGCGCGCTACGTGGACATGAAGCCAACGGTCCTCGTGTCAAACTTCGACGGCCCGCACCTGAAAGAGTACCTCGGAGACAGTATCTTCTCGCGCCTTGCTGAGGGCGGTGGAAAGCTCCTTGTCCTTGCCGGCAAGGACATGCGGAAGGAGGCCAGCCATGGCCTCGCTTAACAACGTCACCATCATCGGCCTTCTCGGCCGTGACCCTGAAGAGGTGCACGCCGGACAGAGCCGCTTCGCACGCCTCTCCGTGGCCACGGACGACGGCTACCGTGATCAGTCCGGCCAGAAGGTGGAGCGTACCACCTGGCACAGTGTGACATGTGGCGGAAAGACGGCCGATTTTGTCCTGAAGTATCTGCACAAGGGAAGTCAGGTCCTTGTGCAGGGGCGGTACCTTTCCAGCAAGTACCAGACCAAGGACGGCCGCGACGCCGTGTCCTGGTACGTGCAGGCGCAGCGGGTGCAGTCCCTCGACTCCGCCCACCACGACGGACAGCAGGGGCACCAGCAGGGAGGCGGTTACGATGACTCGTGGAAGTATTAGCGGGAAGGCCCCCACCGAGCACGAGGAGCAGGCCGCCCTCATCGAGTGGTGGGGACTATACGCCCGCTGGAAGAGTCTGCCCCCGTCCCTCCTCATGGCAATCCCCAATGGGGGATACCGCTCCGCAATCACCG